TGCAATTGGCCTCCCAAAGCCCCCAAAGCCTTTATCGCGCTTAACACCATAAGGCGGATCGGTAACCACCGCATCAACAGGCTCAAGTGTCGGCAATATCTCTAAGCAATCGCCGAGGTATAAAGTCGCATTCCCTATGGTTTCCTTACGCATACCTTTTGTAGCCTCCGGCCTTTCGGCACTTCTGGCATCTTGCGTGCCTATCCTTTACCGACATAATCCCCTCGCACTCTCGACATAACTTTTCCCAGCCTGGCTCAGGATCTGGCATTTGCTGTTGGTGTAGTTCGGTCATGCGTATAACCTCGCTAATGTGTCGCCTAAAATCTGCAACTCTGTTTGCTTGGTTAGGTTCATCATAGATTTATCGCCATGCACACCGGCTGGTCCTGTATGGCAATCAGGGCAAAGAGGGATAACCAGCATGTCATGCGCCCGCTGACCCATGCCCTGGCCGATCCTTGGATGATGCAAGACAACACCGTGTGCTCCACAGGTTGCGCACGGTAACTGCGCCACTCTGTCCGCATGGGCTTTGTATTTCATGCCAGCTCTACGGCTTTTTTAACCGTGTTTTTGTGAACGCCTAATGCTCTACCCACCGCGCTAAATGACTTGACTTGATTCCACATTTCCACCATTTGGCGGCGCTTGTCTTTTGTCGCTTCTAGATACTTTCTTCTTTGCTGTAGAGCCTGAAACGTAACACCAAGACGCTTTGCAACTTCTTTTCCTGGGTGGCCTTCTTGGGAAAGTCTAGAAGCTTCACTGTCTAGCTCTTTCGTCCATTCGGTGTGCTCTGTTATGACGTAGTGCTTTTTTTGTGCTTGTGCTAGAACTATCTGGCAATGTTTGGCTAGTGCTGTCATGCGAACTCCGACAGATTCAGTAACACCGCGTCCAGGTCTTCGCGGGTATAGTTTTTTAAAACGTACTTGAGCAAGAATGAAACTGATTTTTCGTACAGGTCTCGAAATTCGATCTCATCCATTGCCGCAAATGAAATGCTTTTAGCGATATAGCGTGTATCGCCTTTGATGCTAGGGACTACGTTGTAGTGGCCTGCCGCCATCGTGACCTCTTCGCGGAACCTGTCGAAGTTCTTAGCTGGCGCTTCCTCTGGTGGCTCCCAGATATCGAAGGCGTAATTGAGCAGCGCAAAATATTTTTTGTGGAACTCAAAGTTTCTTGGCTTTTTGTAGCTGCAAATAATCCCCTCGCCTGATTTAACTTTGGCAAGTTTTTCAACGTCCGCAGGAGTTGCGGGATATAGCGCGTTATTGAATTGCTTGATTAAGCAGATATCCATTACGCCGCCTCCCTCTCTAATTCGTTTGCGTACTGCTGCGCTTCGCCTGCGGTATCGAATGCGCCTAGAATCTTTTTGTTTTGCCAAAGCAAGAATCTAAAACCGCCTTTCACGCGATAGCCCGCAAGGCTGTAACTGCCAGCGGTTTGGTGGTATTTGCTTTTCTTCACGAAATTAAGCACCCAATGCCGCCTTCATGCTCTTTGCCCATGCGCTACCCTTGCGCTTTTCTTCTTCGCTGAGCTGCTTGGTGATTTGATGGCTTTCTGAGATTCGATACATCGCTTCGTTTTCGCGTTTAGCTGGTCGGCAAAGCTCAAGAAACTCTCCCAGGTTTGGCGGAAACTTGCGGGCTGTTTTTTTGCATCGCTCAAGCCCCTGGTTGATTTGCGCCTCGCTAAGAACTGCAATTTCAGATACCCACGGCTCACAAGGTTTCGCCCCGCATGTCGATAACCACACCCCCGGAAACATCCGGCTCATCGTCATCCAAAACACTGCCACCTTGTTCTTCGAGCCATTCGGCAACGCCTGCCTCTGTTCGCTCGAAACCCGAGGGTTTTGCAGATTGGTTTTGTCTAGCACTTGATTGATCGATTTCATCTGTCCACCTTTCGTTGTTCAGGTACGTTGTGGGATCTGGGATGTATCCCTCAATCCATGAACGGTCGTTTGCTTTTTGCAGTTGAGTCGCAAGAATGATTTCTTCGGCTTGGTCTTCGAGACCGTCTCTATGCCAAATTTTCAGCGCCTCTGCCTTCTTGCGTTTCTTGGGGTATGCCTCCCACCATTCGGCGAATTTTTGAGGGATGGTTAAATCTTTCTTTTTGACTTTCTTTTTAAGTTTCTTTTCTATATCTGTATCTGTATCTGTATCTGTATGCGATTGGGGTGGCGTATCGCCTGGCGACCATCTTTTAGCGTTACCTTTTCGCCCTGCTTCGCTTAATTTATTATGCTTATCAGTAGCTTGCGACAGTTCTTTAGAAAGCCTCTTATTTCTAACTAAGCCATTAGATACCTCGAACATATCGCCCAGCTTACCTTGCAGGTATCGTCTAGCTTGCCTAGGATCTACACGCAAGATACGCGATAGCTGCTTAGGATCTGCCGGTAACTCGCCATCGTATTCCCACAAATTCTGGAGCATCAAAATGTAAAAACCATGCTCATCTAAAGTTAGATGAACCGTGTCTCTTAGGTAGTCAGATGGGTACATTGGGTAATAAGGTAGGCGTGGCATTTAGGCGCTCATCATATAGTTAGGTGGATGGTTTTAGTGCGCCATCTGTAACCACCTGAATTTGATATTGTCGAGTAAGCGGAATGCCTCTGTGCTTCCACGCCCAGACAACCTGGCGATCTAGATTTAACGCTTTCGCGGCTTTTGCTTGGCTCCCAAAGTGAGCTATGAGATCATCGAATTTAATCATGCCTACTATCGTAGACTATGCGTGCTACTAATGTCAACTACTGTATACCTCCCGCATAAAATACTAGAAGCCGTTTCGAAAAAAAAAGTCAAAATAATTTGTATATAGCTGTTGACACGCCTTGCTTAGCTGGTCTACACTTGTAGACAAGTTAAACAGAACACCTCCTCAGAGGTCACCTTCCCCGCTTCAGCGGGGTGTTTTAAACGAGGGAAAGAAAATGAGCATCAACATAATTCCAAACCAACGCGCAGCAGCAAACCTACCCACTGACTACGCAAAGAAATATCGAGACAGCCTGAAGCACCCCGCCCAAGTCGGCATTGGTTACGGCGTGATAATTGGCTTTGTTGCCTGGGGCATCATCTTTGCAATCGCGGAGCAGCTGACATGGATTTGAACTTACGCACAAAACCAGAAACCACCCTTGCAGAAGGCTCCTCTATCGCTGCAAGAATCTACGACCTGCTAGACGTGGAATATCGCAGTAAAGCGCTTGAGTACTTAGGCGAATTATTCGACGAGCAGGAAACAGAAAAGAAAGAAGCCCTTGGCCCATACGGCAACGGAGATTGATATGAACGCAATACCTAACGATGTGATGTTCGATAGAGAGCTAAACGCACCAGACGACTCACCGCCTACTTTCCGAGAGCTGCGAGAGCAAACGATGGCCGTTATATCGGACGAAGAAAGCAACGGCATCACAGACGATGTGTATGGCGACGCTGCCGGTGAGTGGGAAGCAATCCTCTGCAAATGGAAAGAGTGCAGAGATGCTAACGATCAATTAGCGTTTGGTATTTTTATGGATGAGTGGTTCGAGCGACACATTAACGAAAACTGTTATTTAGCGAGCAGGTAATTATGAGTGAGACAAAAAACATCTATCAAAGAATTTTGGCGGTAATGAGTGACGTTGCTTACGTCCAGAAAGAGAATAAGAAAGTAAACAACCAGTACAGCTTTGTATCTCACGATCAAGTGTCTGCCGTGCTTCACCCCGTTTTAGTCAAGCATGGCATTGTGGTTATCCCTAGCGTGACTAAGTGGCAGCAGGACGGGAATAGAACCGTTGCTGATGTAACAGTGAGCTTTGTTAACGCCGACAATCCAGAAGATAAGATAGACGTGGGTGCTTTTGGTTACGGCATTGACACCCAAGACAAGGGACCAGGTAAAGCGATTAGTTATGCAACTAAGTACGCCATGCTGAAAACCTTTGTCTTGGAGACTGGCGATGACCCTGAAAGAGACAGCATCGACCACGAAACCGAAGATGTTACGGCAATGACCGCCAGGGCCAAGGCGGCAATACAGAACGGCGACTGGCTAGAGCTTTGCCTGCTAGACAAAGAAGGCGGAGACACCTGGCTGGCCGTGTGGGACAAGCTAGGAACGAAAGCCAAGGGCGATATGAGGAAGCTTCAAGATACCAAGCTGGAGTACAAGAATAGGTTTGAAATTCTTGCCGGTGAGGATGATGAGATAGGATTTTCTGAGCTACTTAGCGAGATGAGCGTTGACGCTGCTCGCTACGTTTGCAGTCTATGGGCGAAGAATGAACCAGCCAGAGAAATAATGATTAAGTTAATGAGTGAGGAGAAAAAAGCAGCATGATTAAGAAAGAGCTAGTAGTGGCAAACGGCGAATACACTAACCGCAACAACGAAACAAAGACGCGCTGGGTAAACGTGGGCGCTCTGCATGAGCATGAAGGAAAGCATTACATCACGTTAGATGCGCACATTAATCTCGCGGGACTTGAGCGGAAGGAAGGTGATACGCGGATATTTGTAAACATGTTCGATCCGAAAAAGAAAGAGAGTCAGCCGCAAAGCGCCCCACCTTCTGACGATGGCTTCGACTCAGATATCCCATTTTAGAAATGAAAGACTTCCTAGCAGCCCTAATAGCAGGCTTTATCTTTGGGCAAATGCTAACAGCGATGGCGATAGCTATTTTATGGTACAGAACGCCACTGCCTTTTTATATTGAGTTATCGCAGTGATTATTTATTGTTGTGGTTGCAGTAAGTTAGTCGAGCCAAGACTAACAGATGGGGAGGAAATCTATCCGCACCGACGCGATTTGTTTAGCTTGCCGTTTTGGAAGTGCGATACCTGCAATAACTTTGTTGGTTGCCACCACAAAACAAAAGATAGGACAAGGCCGCTAGGCTGCATACCCACCAAAGAAATTAAAAAGGCCCGCAGCCACATACACGCAATCCTCGATCCGATTACGTGGATGCAAAATTAATAGAAAGGTTTATGAAGAAAGTAAGAAAAACTGACGAGTGCTGGGTTTGGCTGGCAAGTAAACCTAACGGTTATGGCCAATTTAAAATACAAAGTAGGTATCGCGGGGCGCACCGCGTTTCTTATGAGCTGCATAATGGGCCTATCCCGGAAGGGATGTTTGTTTGTCACCGGTGCGATAACAGGGCTTGCGTAAATCCCAAGCATTTATTCCTCGGCACGCACCAAGAAAATATGGATGACATGAGAAACAAAGGTCGGCAGCGATATGTTGGTAGGCCTCCAAAGCTAACAAGCAAGCAGATATCTAAGATTAGCGCAGACGATAGATCCGTTAGGGCTATCGCAAAAGATTATTGTGTTGGGAAGTCAACCATCCACAGGATAAAAACGGGACAGGGTGTCCCAGATATGCGCAATAAACCACTTGACATGTAGGCACATAATGCCTATTATATATACATAGTCCAGGCAATGATACCGAGGACACAAACCAGAGAAATTGAGGTAAAGAAAATGACCTACACTGAAGCAAAAAAACTAGCTACAAAAAAAAATCCTAACGTAGTTTATGAGGGCGATGCGGGAAACGGATGGACATTCCAAGTGTATTACTGCTCAATCCGCAACAAAGTAGTATCACTGTCAATAAGTCCCGAAGGCATAAGCATTGTTTAATGCCTAAACCCAACGCCAAAAAACACAATCCAAGCCCGGAATATCTGCGCTCTCTCATCGAGGGCGCGGGTCTATCTCAGCGCAAAGCGGCGCTGGTATGCGGGATAGGTGATCGGACGATGCGCTACTACTTATCTGGCGGTCACAAGTGTCCATATGCGGTCCAATTTTGTTTAGAAAACTTGTAAATTAATACAAAGGAGATAAACAATGATTGAGTTTAGATGGATGGAGGTAGAACATCCTGAGCTGCTTGATGGGGATGATGCGGTAAGACGCTGGGCTGATAGTGCGCCTGTCGTCCTGCAATGGCGTGTAGGCATACACAAGATATCGACCAACGAAGATGTATGGGAAGACTGGCAAACCGTACCATTTGACCCTGATGTAAAGCTGTAGTACAAATAGAAACGCCCCACGAAAGTGGGGCGCGCTCGAGTGAACTAGTGAGATGGGGAACTCGAGATACCGCAAGTATAGACCAAAACCCCATCTCCGTGCCAATAGGCGCACGTAAAGCAGCGGAGCCTATTTAAAATCCAGGCTCTGAGCTAACCCCTCTCAACCTGGTCGGTGATCCTAGTAATAGGAAATCATACGGATCAGCTCTTCGGTTAAACAGGTTAGAAAAGGAGTGCGGTAGCACGTCCCTAATCACCGGATAGTGGGGTTTCTATGCCTAAAAGGAGAGGAATAATGAACGATCAAGAGTTTGAATTATGGGAAGAGGAGGCGTTTGGGTTCGGATATGGATCAGGCGAAGTGAGAAGTTAGGTTATCAATATCACACAGCAGAATTGCGCAGTATCGAGCAGGCGAGAAAAGTGTATCGAATTATCAGAGATGAGCTAGCAGTTTAGCTTTTTATATTGAGGTGATGAAATGATTAAACCAGGAATGTTGTGTGAGGTTGTTGAATGTTCTCCTAATGGCGGACTTCTAGTCACGGCAATTCGCACATGCGAGAGACTTCCTAGTATGCGTGAAGACATAGCGTGTTGGCTTGTAAGATTTGACGAGCCTGAAAAAGCGTACGCGAGGATGGGATGGATTGATGGCTATGGCTTCAAAAGAATGAACCAACGCATTCTAAACCCCCTACCACCACCACCATTACCAGCAATAGAAGAAACGAAAGAGTTGGAATTAACTTAGGAGAAATGAAGATGAGCGAAACAACAACGATAGAGATTAACGGCGTAAAGATGGAAATTGATTTGCGTCATGCAAAAAGAATCGACGAGCTTAGGGTTGGTGACCGCGTGAAGGTGCTAAAGAAAACATACCAAGATTATGTAGTCTACCCCGGGACAATAATAGGATTCGAACCATTTGAAACGCTCCCTACTGTAATTATTGCATACGTAGAAACCACCTATAACGACTCAGATATCAAATTTCTTTACTTTAACAGCCAAACGACCGAGACCGAAGTTGTCAAAGCTATAGACGACGATTCGATGGATTTGAGTCGAGATGAGGTCTTGAAATCTTTCGAGTTAAAGACAGACAAGCTGCAACGAGAAATTAACGAAATCAACGAGAAGAAAGCTTATTTCGAAAAACGGTTTTCTAGCTATTGGGAAAACGTCACTCCTAAAGAGACCACCTAACAGGAGATTGAAGTGATGATTAAACACTTTCTATTTAGACACCCTATTGGGTGGGTGTTCTGGTTATTTGCTTATTTCTTTTTTGTTTCCTTTGTGGGTATGGAGGTGCTACCTGATAAATGGATCGATGAATGGTACGGGTTTCCATTGGTAGTGTTTATGTTTTTATCAATCTCAGTTCTAACCGTTTTCGTGGGGGAAAAGTCCATTGATTATTTTTCTTAGCCATGCTAACCGAAAGAGAGCGCCGTGATGAATGAATGGGATTGGAATGCTGTAGGTACGCACGTTAACTTTTACAAGGGCGAACGCGTGCTGAGTGTGACGGAAGCAGCAGAAGAACTAAACACCCTAGAGCGCGAACTAGCAGCGGCGAATGCGAAGATTGAGAAAGCGCCTCATGATGCCAAATGCTCAAGCCTATGGCGTTGCACACAATGCAAAAACAATCATCCATGGCACAAAAGAAGTAATCACGAAAACGAATATCACGCCTGGTCGCCGGTTGAGTGCGATTGCTGGAAATCGGAGGATTGAATCATGACTGATGCTCGTGAATTAGCGCTAGAAAACAAGGTTTTCCGTCTAGAGCTGCGCGTAGAAAAGCTGCAAACCCAACTAGCCGAATCACAGGCGCGCGTGGAGGAGTTGATAACAGAAAATAATCTATTGAAAGATGAAAACGCTGAATTAATTTATAAATTGAAAAAGGTGGCGGACGTAGATGATTGCCCGGATCAGTGGGAGTGATATGTGACGACTAAAGAACTTGAAGAGCGTGATGCTGAGATAGAGCAGCTGCAAGCGCAATTAAAAAACTGTAGCGCAGCGTGTAAAGACGCGGAACATGCAAGAAATTGGCACTACCAACAATACAAAAAAATAGAGATGAAACTCCAAGCCCACGAAAAACGAGAAGCGGCATGCCTGGCGTTTGTTGAGGTTTTTGACGTATGGCTCAGTGTAAATATCATCGAATCAGATGCTGAGCTAGATAAGGTAATAGAGGCCCGCGAGCGGCTAAGGAGTGTTATTGATGGAATGGATGAGTAAAGTTCTGGTTTTTTTAGAGCCTGTAGCAGCATGGGTTGGTTTCACATTCATGATTCTTATGGGGCTTGCAGCTGTACTGGCAACGCTCATTTATCTTTGGGATAAGTTGATCTATTCATTCGGTTATACCGAAGGGTATTACAAAGGATGGCGTCAAGCGCAGACGCTAGCCCAATCACCGGAGGATGATAGTCATGATTGAGATATCAAACAATAACCGCGATATGGCGGGTTAATGTGTGAGGGATTGAGCATAAAGGAGATGGGGCGATGACGTCAGAATTTATAGATATTTTTATTTGTGTGTGCCTCGCTCTTATTGGCGCATATGAACTTATTCACGGCAATGTAAACAGCGCCTTAATTGCTTTTTTGGCTGCTTATGCCATTTCTAATGCGGCAGCGCTAAGAGTTAGCCACATAAAAAATAAAGTGGAAAGGATGCTAGAGGATTAACCAATGAAGTTTAAACATTGGTCTGTAGTGAAACTATTAGTAGAACTTCAGGGGATGTTTTTAAACCCCACCAATATTAACCGATAGGTTAGAGATGAAACAAGCCCAACACTTCAGGATGAAGTATATATTGCTGGTTTCTATTACGTGGGGCGGCCCTTTAACCGGCGAGCAGCACCAGGTTTTAATGCAGGAATTTGGGAGTAAGTCTGCGTGTGAAAATGCGCGGAAAGTGTTTCGAAAAAACGGCTTAAAAAGGACTGATTGCCTGCCTTACGAGTAGGGCTAGGAATCCCAAACAGGTGTACCCACGGCAACCCACTTACCACGGTCAAAGATGAAGTGAACAATGCAACGCTCATCAGCGCCGCCAGTGGCGAGCGTCACAACGTAATCAGAACCCCATGTAATAGCGCGCGAACCGGTGGCGTCCTGCTCTAGCATTATATAGAGCTCGCAACCGATGCCTGAGTCTGTGCCATCTGAAATAGGGGAGTTCGTAGGATTCTCGATAGTTATTGCACCGGTGAGCTCGCCAATTTCTACGTACCTTCCGTCGAACGCATCTGGCGTAACGCTCGCAGCGTAGTCTATTTTTTGTGTTGTGTTTTCTCCAAGCTGACCAAGATCAAGCATCCGCCGACGGTCACGCACAGCGGTCACGTCTGTCGAATTAGTATCAACCTCGAACAGCGGAACGCGGCCCGGAGTAAATGCCGTTGTATTTGTGCTAATCGTGAAAGGATCAACGACCGAGAGCTCTACATAGTTAGTCGATGATGCGGTGATAATTAAAGAGCCCTCAGAGATATCGACCCACTGACCGTAAATAAATAGAGTGGTAGAGCCATAAGGAATCGTGAGGCCGCTAGAATCTAGTGATCTATGAGATAATCCGCCAGCAACGGTCAATCGATCAAAAAGCTCGTTTAAAACCTCTTCCTTATTGAACAATTTCCTTTCGAAATTTCGCATCTAAAACCCCTAGAAGTTTCTGAGCGCGTATTGCGCCTCAATTTCTGATTGGCTGAGTAATCGGTCGTAAAACGCGATTTTCGCAAAGTAACCGTAATTTGTGCGATCCGCGTTCTCGCCTAGTAATTGGATGCCGGTTGTGGTGTCCTGTAGGCGCGTATTAGCGGGAATCCCCGTGGTCGGCTCTGTTACTTCTAAGACGCCATCCAGCCAAATTTGGCAAGCGTCGAACCCATTGAAAGTCGATCCTTGAAAAACCAGATGGTGCCACGAGTTGTCATTTACTTTATTAGTCCCATCAGTTTCACAAATAATTCTGACGTTGTTATTAAATCGCATTCTGCAGTGAAGTTTGTCGTGCTCACCGTCTTTACTTCCCACCGCAAAACGCCCGACGTAGTTGTTAATGTTGTTTTGAGCCAAAAACGGTCTATGCCTTATCGCGCCGTTCGTCAAATAAATTCGAAACCAAAGCGAGACGCATAACTCATCAATATTTGCGGTGGCTTTTGCTCCGGTAATTTGCCCGGCGTGACTGGGTGAAGTAGCTGATCGAAACAACGAGCCCGTGCCGCCTTGCACTGGCGTGCTCGTCGTAAAACTAAAATCGCCCCCGCCTGTAAGCGCGTCGGCTGGAGTATCTATATCATCGCGATCAACATCGAGCGGCCAATAAAATTTAGGCGTTGGTAATTGGCTAAGTATGAGCTGGTCATAGTCACCAAGCGCGGCGAGAGCAAATTGCGACACAATCCGCAAGGCTGGGCCACGGACCCCGTTATCATCGACCTGGAAGCAGTCAAAGCTCGCCTCATCTACGGCGAAACCCCCATTGTCTGATTGCTGCTGAGCAAATGTATAAGTGAAGTATTTTTTACCATCGTAATCGTCGTATTTTTCATAAGCCGCGAACGTTGGCGTGAGTACCGTTGCGAGCTGAACACCTTCGGCCGTGTAGCAGTCAACGGAGTACAGCTCCGTAGTCATCGGTTCAATATGCCCGTGACCGGATTCGAGCTCCCCGCCTGCTCGTCCTCCCGCATAAAAATACCCTTCGTAATCGCCGTTCGGTTTTCTGATAGCAAATCCAAACGCTGGCGCGAGTGCCTTGGTTCGATTATTTCCTAGTGTCGCCTGATATTCTGTAGGTGCTCGACCGCTTTCATAAAAAGTACGAGCCAAAAAGGTTAGCGTTTCATCGGTTTGAGCGGTGGTCGCGTCGATATTGAATATCTTGTCTGGTTCCAATAACAAGAATCGGTCATCGGCTGCGTGGCCAGCGGTGGAGGTATCTAAGAAACCTCGAAAAAACGTTTTGATAGTGTAAAGCCCGTCACCGAGATCTGTCACATCACGGAAATAAACAATTTCATTACCGATTAGCGCCGCATTACCACCGTCCAACCATTCATCAGTCGTAATGCTGCCTAGAACACCATCGTTTATCATTTTCACGGTAACAGAATTAATCGTATCTAAACCATTATCTGCCGATGCCAGTGCGGTTGTCGTAAACCCGCAAGTGGCCTGAGTCACAAATGTTTTTAGGAACGTTTCTGTAGTCCCATCAGATAGCGTTACGTTAGCGCCGGCCCAAGCGGCAGTATATCCCGATGCCGCTAAATAATATCCGGGGCCAGTGTCTGTATCGCGTAGAGGAACAGAATCGATAAATAGCAGCTTTGTTGGCCCTGGCGCACTCAACGCTTGAGCGTTGTCTGAATCTGGATCATTGCCTACAGCATCGGAGGTGTAGTTTTGATTTTGCTCGGCGACTAAATCGATCCGATGCTCCATATTTAGCCCGCTATGGATTTTTACAATCCGCGCATCAATATTACCCTGCGATGTAGGCAGGGTGATCACATCGCCGGGATCGAGATACGTGTATTTGGGGCCTAACGATATTTGGTACGCGATCCTCTCTGTCCACATCTGCCGCTTAATTTGGTCGGCGCGCTGCGCGCCCTCAGCCGAACTGAAAACAACCGGCACGCTAATGCGGAGCTTTTCTTCTGAAATTGTTTCTATTATCGATGAGTATTGCCAGTCTGGTTGGTAGTCTTGATTGACATCAGAAAATCCGAAATCGATTTGACGGGGTAACTCTAGCTCTTGGGCTCGCGTCCGGACAAGGCTTGTCCGAGCTTCCCCATCACTGATTTCTATTAAATCATCCTCGGGTATTGTCACAATTGAGCTTGTGCCAAGCGTGGTAAATTTCAGCTCTTTTTGTGACTCAAAACCGATCACCGGGAAAGCATTAAATAGCGATTCGATAGCGCCTCTCGCTCCCGTCGGTCCAGACACTTTAAACCCGCGTAGAGATTGCGTGGCTCCAGACGCGTCGATCTCGCTTGAGTCCATACCAACCCGATCAGCGAGGTTTTCTAATGCGGATTGCAGTGTCACCGCTTGAGCAGTAACTTGCTCTCTAACTGACCAAATCCCGTCAGGCATAACAAAAAGCCCGTTCGGCAGCGGTAATATCTCTGCCGACCCTAATTCTGTATTTGTGTTGGCAGTATTTAATAGGGTCGGATTACCAGTATCGCTGATATCCCACAACCGGAGACGGCGGGCATTGTCGTTCGTCTGCTCGGCAGAGTCGACCATTAAATTATTCCAGAAATAAAACTCTGCGCTATTCGAGTGAGCTTCCCCAATATCGATATCTGCGACAAACTCCAGATCTTTTGTTAACCGGATAACATTTACCCCGTTGTCGAATCGCGCATCCGGATTACCAAAGGCGGCGACATAAATGTAACCGTCCATACCCTGAAAGATTCGCGCCCTCCCACCCTGAGAGTCGACACCGGAAACCGTGTATCCGCCCGCACGCAGATCGAAGAAAGCAGAGTCCGGATCGCCTGAAGGAAACCACGCTGGTTGGGAAACTTTATATCGAGCGATACCCGGCTGGTTATCGGTGCCTGAGTTATACCCGTACACATAGCCGTCAAGGAATAATGTTGAATTAGTAAAGCCGTCTAATGCGCCCGTATAATCGACTGTCTGGCCGTTCAAAAAGCCACGCGCCGAATAAGGGGACACACCTCCTGGCGCAGTCACTGTCGGGTTGTTACTCCCGGACTGACCGAGAAAGAATGACCAGAAACTCGTCGCGCTGGGATTTAATTGCTGGCCAGAGGAAATTTTCGTATAACCGAGGTATGGGGCATTTCTGATGCCAGAGGGAGCGGCCTCAAGACGAGTAATATCATCGACATAATTAGATCGGCGCGTGGTACGCTCCACGTCGATTTTCTGCCCATAAAGATTATAAGTCTCTACGACGTGAGTAACATAGATGTGATCGTCTAAGACCTCATTACCATCAACATCAGATCCGTAATAGTAGGCTCGCTGCCATGTGTCGTTGCCTAGATAACGAGCATTCCGCACAGCAGCGCTACCAGTAGGCGTCTCAAACTCCCTGATCCTAATAGGCGGATCGGTTATTGTGCCAGTAACAACCTCAGCCTCGAAGCTATACGGCATCTGGTTCCCGTAAGGCTCCAGCTCGAAGCTATCAAACACCGAAATCACGCAGCCTCTATAAGCTGGGGCATTGCCAGCGCCTAGAGCCTCCTCCATCGCTGGATCGGGCAACTGGTCCAAACCGCCCATATAATGGCGCACACCTGGCCCAGAAGTCCCTGGCGTATTGAAGGTTTGCGCGGTACTGTAGATAAAAGGCCTGTCGCCCGCCAGATAAGCCTCCGGCTCTAACCCTGCCCGTGGGTCTATGACAAGCTTTCCGGCTATCCACACGCGCCCTACGGCGGTAGCGACTTCTGAAATAGATAATTCTTTCCACAGAATCGCGAACGTAGCCACCCTACGGCGACGGGTTTCAGTAGAGCCACCCCCACCAGAACCGGGTCCGCCTTTACCGCCACCCCCACCCCCACCCCCAGTTGGGGTAGTAGTCTCTATCTCTCGGTAGCCGCCGAACCAAATCACATGCCCCGAATGTCTATTCGATCCGTAGCCAAAGTCAACCGGCGCGCCTGCATTTCCATTGAGAGGGGCGAACTCTGCTAGCGGCGGCGCGGCACGATTATTATTCTGTTCGCCACCGCTTCCCGCGAGCGCACCGCCTAAAAACTGCCCGCCAGCAAAACCAAATCGCGCGCCGGTTGGTCCGCCAACAGCAAACCCCAACGCTGCGCCAACAACGCCACCGGCTAACCTGCCCATGATTTCCACCTAAGACACATGCTAACGCTAGGCCACCAATTTAACGGCAAAGTAATTTCCACAACTTTTCTTTGTTTATCGCAATCAGCATGCATAATGATCGGGACGCCTGAATCATTAAAACTAGTGACAAGGGCGAGGTGTAAAGGATGAGGATCGTTCGGCCAACGAATATAAAGAACGTCTCCCGGGCGAAGGTCGGCGCGGTTTATTTTAACCATATGATCAAGCAATCCTTCCTTCATTGTTTCGTGGCAAGGCTTGCGACCGTAAGCGAGGTTATCAACAACGGTTAGACCGAAATCACGAGCCGAACAAACTAACAAGCCGAGGCAATCCACACCGCGTTTTGTCCGGCCTTGGTGGCGATACGGCACGCCTAGCCATCCTTCTCGGGCGGATTGAGCGTAGCTAAGCGACGTTTGGGGGAGATCTGAGGGCATCATTTCCAGGCATGTCTTTAAAGCCACCAAAATTCAACTCTTGGCCGTAAAGCTTGCATTGCTCGAAGGTTTTATTGCAGCCGTTAAGGACCGTATAAGTGACCCCAGGATCTAAGTCGAAGGGGACAGGGAACTCTAGGGTAATAGTTGACCCGGACACCGCGCGAACCGTGCCGGTAACGTCAACATTATCGCCACTAGTAAACGTGATCTTTCCCAGAGGACGAACAGGCACAGCACTGCCGACAAATTGTGTTCGGCTCGTTGGTGTTGTCACCGTGCCTGAGAACGTATTACCAACGGTAGGCGCTCTGCATATCGAGTCATAAAGTGCGTGGCGGCACTTCTTTTGAAGGATAAAACCGACGGATTGATTTAATTTCTGAGCTAACGAACGTAACTCTATGGTAAACAGCCCTTCAGCATGCTTATACTCGCCGAGAACGCCTATACCTTTAGTAGCTAATACGCGATTTCCTTCATAATCGTATTCAAAAACCTCCCACTCAGCGCCATCAAGACGACCCGCGATCACTTCATCATCGCTTAGACCCATCTCATCAGTGAGTGCTGATATCTCTGCATTATCGACCGCGAGCCCTGTGGAGCTTTCGTAAGCAGTCGCAGAAAATCCGCCTGCGCTTTTATACACGTCTCCGCTGATTTCCACGTCTCGATCTAAGCTCGTGAAATAGTAAGACGTGCCGTTTGTCTGATCGATGCGTAAGCATCTCGTGATTTGCGTTGCAGTCTGGTCATATACTGCCTGCTGCGCGGAATCCAGCCCCTTACTCACCACGGACCTCTATTAAGCTCACAGCTGGGATAGAGGCGATTTCGTAATTTTGCAAATACATAGTAGCAAGCACATTTAACGAATCACTTGCATACCTCATCGGAACATAAAATTCGCCACAGTATTGTATTTCCGCGAGATTAGCGGGGGCGCTTGTAAAGGTGATTATCCCGGTCAACAGGTCGATGGTGTAATCAGTTGTTATCGTTTGCAATACGCCATCGATATAGACTTTGCCGCCTGTGGCTGGTTTTAGAATATCTTTCTCGTAGTTGATAGCCCCAAGCTCAAAAAGTTTTTTGATTTGGAAGCCAACAGTAGAACCGTCACCAAATCCAATTCTTTGATACGTGTTGTCACGTGGGTCACCAATTCTGAACATGTCCCAGTTCTTAAACGGAAACGAAAACAGCTGTCCACGCATCAAAATATAGTGGTCGATGATTTCTTGCAGAGTTTCTTTTCTTTGAATGGGGTAGGAGACGTCCGCACTTAGTCGAAACTGACTCCAATTCGCGTTGCGCTGTTCCGCGCCTGAAGAAGTCGTCACGATGGAAGTGTTGTTTAAATATTTAAAATTGGCGTTTTGTTCTATTGATTCGGACAAACGAATATCGACATAGGACATTAACCATTTCTCCTAGCAGCTCTTTGGGCGATAGACGCACCAGCAGCCGCAATTTGATCTTGGCTTTGCATAAACGAATCTGCGTTAGGAGTAGTTATATTGAAAACAACTTGTTGAGTCTGCCCTAACATTTTTTTGCTTTCTGAGTTAGAAATGATTTCGCCAGAACTGCGAGGAGTGTATATTTCCGGCCCACCTTCACCGACTAGATAACTTCTTCCACCTATGACGCTCCCGCCGTTTTCTCTAGCCCCGCTCAAAAACCCAAAAAGTCCGCCCCCAGAGCCAGAGCCAGAGCCACTAATTAAGCTACTAATCCCTTGTTGCAACGGCTCAAGGAATAATTTTCTGTTAATAATTCTTAGAATGTCTTTCTCTAACCCTTTCAGAACATCTGAAAACTTAGAGCCTTCTACAATGGCATCCTCGAAAGCGCTTGAGAACGTGTTTCCAAACTCTTTAGCTGTTTGTTCCAGCTTGCGTGCTTGTTCTTCCTGTTCTTTTAGCGCCTTTTCGGCTGCTTCCTTGATCTTCTCTTGCTCGGCAACCTCGCGTGCCAGTTGCTCAATGCGTTGCTTAGATGGCCCGTCCAGCGCTTTATAGCGACCCGTCTCTAAATCGACGAGTATTTGCGCAGATTCACTGAGATCGTTATACCCGGAAACTTGTTTTTCCAGGTCTGATATAACAGATTTGGCTAGATCTGCATTCTGTCGGTCTAGGTCTATTTGTTTTTGCCGCGCCTCGGCAAAGCGAATTTGATCCTGTAGCTGCGCACCTAATTGGACATCAGCACCTGTTAGGTTGCGACGCTCAATGGCGGCTTGAACTCTTGATTTTTCTTCGACCGTTAAGGCTTGAGCTAATGCCAGTTCGTCGCGTAAGCCAGAAATTAAACCGGCGCTAACTTCGGCGCGTCGTTCTGCTTCTGATTTTCCGGTTTTCTTTTTCTTCGGCGGGTCTAGGGATATGGTTGATGGGCCGCTGGCTGCCGAACTAGGAACTTCAACTTTAGCGACAGCTGGCTTAGAAAATTCTTTCCTGAGCTCTATATACTCCCTACGCAGACTGTTAAGCGTTGACTGGACCTCTTCGAAACGCCTAACAGCACCTGGCGCACCTCCCGACCCATCTACTAAGCGCTGCGCCTCGATAAGCTGCGCACTAGTATTTTTAATTCGGCGAGCAATATCATCTAAATCATTAACGTTGCCATTAACTGTTGCCGCGAACCTTTCTCCAATAAACTTGGCAAACTCGCCAATCTTACCGACAGAATTAGCAGCAACAGAACTGACCTTGACTATGCCGCCAGCGATAGCCGTCAAACCTTTGATTACTTCGGGGTTCGTTAGGGCTTTTGTTAGGCGGTTTATCTGCTCAATTAATGGCGAGACATCTACATCTTGAAAAGCTAGAGTAAATTTGTTCCGAAGTTTGGTTAAAGATTGATCAACAGTGACAGGAAGGCTTTCAAACTCTTCATTAATTTGGCGGGTTTGCGTTCTTACAGCATCTACAAGCGCCTTACTACTTATGCGTCCATCATTAACAAGCTCTCGAAGCTTGCCCGCATTGACACCTAACCCTTCCGCGATTGCTCTTGTTAAGCGTGGCGTTTGATCGAGGATTGAATTGAACTCTTCAGCACGTAAAGTGCCGCCCGCGATAGCCTGCGAAAGCTGGAAAGCTGCTCTTTGCGCTTCCTCTTGGGAAGCTCCAGAGACCTGAAAAGACTTATTTAAAGTTCCAGTTAACTCAATTAGATCTTTTTGGCTTAAGCCTAGATCACCAGACGCTTGCGCTAATCTGGAATATAGTTGAACTGTAGCCCCTAAACCTGACCTAGTTTCATTCGCAATGTCTGCAACAGCTTTAAAGGAGCTTTCGAACTCTTCCTGGGACTTGGTGACTAACTTTAAACGCCCCTCAAAACCTTTCAACTCATCGGTTATAGAAGCAATACCTTTGACACTTGAAACAAGACCTGCGCCAGCGAATGCGCCGGCCAAAGCGCCTTTAAATGCGTTGCTTATCTTTGCCGATGTTTGTTTTGCAGTTCGCTCAAGCAGTCTGCCTTGGCGCTTTAGTGTTGCGTTCGCCTTTTTTAAGTCGCCGTTAAGCCGCTTATTCTCCGCTTGCAGCTGAAGGACAACAGCGCCGAGTATCTTCTTAGCCATTGTTTACCTCATCCACAAAAGCAAAAAGTGCCTCTGTCGTCTGCGGTGCCTTTTCTTCAATTAAATAACTCATAAAGTCTTTAACTTTCGTTTTTTTGTTCCCATGACACCAAGCAGTAACGGCGGGTGCGTAAGCCGCCCGAAGGTCGGCTCTATTTTCATCCCAAGGGTCGAGTGAAAACATAGCGATCCAGTATTGATATTCGGCAGGGTCAAACAGCTCCAAAAACTCACTATGTGAGCGATAACCGAGAGTACGAGTTAAGAGGAATTGAAACCTTAAATCGGCGTCTTCCTCTAACTCTTTTTTGCTTTATCTACCCCAAAACCGCAAGCATCAAGCACAACACCCAATAGCTTTTCGAAGTCGTCGCGGTATTTACCACTCCAAACATCCCAACTATCGGAATCCCATACTTGCTCTAAGTTTTCATCCACTACCAACAAAGAAAAGATGTGAATGCCCATTTCTAGGTCACCGTCCATCTTGTCTAAATCCTTAGCAAGAGCTTGGCGCTCTCTCATGCCTATGCTTCTGACAGAACATCCATCAAGCTCAGGCAAGTCGAGAGCGATTAAGTTAGGCTTACAAGGATCGCGCATTACGATGCGTAAGCCGTTAGACGGCCAGTCGCTTTCATCGTTACGTTAGTAGTAACAACGTCTTGAGCGGAACCGGTAGGAATCAACGCGGCTGTTATGTAGGCGTAGAAAACAACAATATTCCCGTTAGGGAAAGTGATCCGAACAGCTGCCTTCGTTTGGTTATCAGAGATAACGTTTAAAGCCGTTAACGCGTTCGAGCTAACATCAAACTGTGACTCAAAGGACAACTCAAAAGGAGAAACCGTTGTCGGAATTTCAACAATCTGATTATCGTGAATCGTAGTTATGTCGGCGAAATTAGGCTCTCCGCCTGATGCTGACACATCCACAAAGGTAGATATAGATGTTCCAAAAGTGATTACCTGAGCATCGCCATCACTCCAAGTGCCATAGCCAGAAGTGTCGATACCTTCTACCTCAAAACTAGTACTTGCGATCGTATTATCAACACGCGCAACGCGATCACGCATTTGGGTCATGCCTTCCAAATCTGGAAACACAACAAAATCGCCATCGCTTGGGTCGGTGCCAGAGAAACTAACAACACCGGGATTTGCTTTAGTAATGCCGCTGACTGTCATAGCAGTAGCTAAAGCACTTTGTACATCAATACTCACACTTGACCATGTAGTAGCGGCCATAATAAAACTCCTTCAAATGGGAACAACGCGTCATCACGACGCTCATAAAAAAACCCGCATAAAGCGGGCTGTTTGGGGGTCTATCGGTAATTATTCGGGATCAAAATATCGGTACTGGATAGCAACAACGTGATAATCAACATCAGGCTCATAACCGGAAACTTGTTCAGTCTTCCAGAAATTAGCCGCCCTAATGGGTGTATCAATAGTTGTTGCTAAATCTTCCGCAGCTTTGCGGGTCGTCGCCTTAGCTAAAATCGCAAGCGTGACAAACTCGCCTATTTTTGTACCGTGGATCGTGTTTCTTGGCTCTGTTGAGTCTCTTTGATAAACCAACAAAGGCGCGTCTATGTCTTGCGGCGCGTCATCAACATATATTTTCGTGCCGACAATAGCGGTTGTTGCCAAATCCCCTGATAGAGCGGAATATAAAATCTCTTCAGGTTTCATTAGAAAATCTCTTTTCTTAGCACATTAGTGTAAATATCAATCACCCTTCCCGATGCAGGCTGCAAAGAAGGCTCTAAAAAGGGTTTAGGCGATACCATTTCGCCGGATTTATAGTGGCGAAAACCCAATTCCACAAAGTGGAAGTAAAACGGATCTGATCCACGTCGTTCGCGCTTGGTTAACTTACGCACATCAAAGATGCGATTGCCTGCTTTATCTCTGCCTGTTTGGAAAACGCCAAAATTTCCGTCTAACTTAACTTTGGGTATTGGGCCATGCTCAACACCGACAGAATAAACCGATGCGAAGAACTTACTACGCCACTTTTGCTTAACAATGTTGCGCCTCAACGCGCCGCTAGCCCCAATGGGAGCCCTACTCTTTGCAGCTGCAACCAATGGATCAGCCGCCGCCCGATTTGCCCTATTGATAGAACGATTTGCCAGCTTTTTTTCTATTTGGCTTAGGCGATTCTGTATTTCAGGAATGCCCCTTACAAACATTATTCAATTAAGCCTTCGGATAAAAATAACTTGATGTGACGGTTTCTTTGATCGATGTTTCTGACCTCTACAATGTTGTAGTGCAGGCCGCCATAAACCAGCCGCATTTCGTTGGTAATGCCTGGCATGTAACGAATGTCAGCTATCATTTTCGATTCTGTGTGGTGCTGCTGAGAAATAAACAATTCTTTGCCGGAAATAGGCCGCAGATTAGCCCTTATCTTTGCGAATTTGGCCCATACAATGGACTTCTCGCCATATCCGGTATCTGCGCTCTCTGTCTTCTTTTCAATAGTGACAACGTGCCGTAAGCGTCCAGATTCCATTAGAATTTAAATTGTTTGAATGTGTTTAGGAGCGATTCGAAGCCATAAGGGTTTTCACTTAACCGGAGCTCGGAGATTGCGCCTCGGTGCTCGTACCAGTGATCAACCAGCATCAATATCGCTAGTTTTATTTTTTCCGGCACTGCCGTGTAGCCTGCCGTGTACCGAATCGTGACGTTATTTTCTACATCACGAAGGCTAGGCCATGACTGGTCATAAGCTAAACGTATTTCGCCAGGGGTTTTATTTACATCAAAGTCGTAAACGCTGGTCGCTAACGTCTGCTCAACGCCATCTACATCGATATATTTAACAGATGCAACGGAAACTAGCGGCGGATTAGGCAGGTAAATAGAATTATCAAAACCCCTTAACCTATAGTCGTAGACGGTTTGATTTATCGTGCCTCGTATAAAGTCCTCAATGTGACTTGTTGCGGCATCAATTAGCGCCAGAATGCGAATATCATCATCGTCTACAGGCACACCGGTCCATTGTTTAGCCTCTTCAACAGAAACAGCGCGTGTAGAGCTAGGCGTTACTATTGCTAGAGACATTCTTGGCCTTTTTTGGTTTAAGGGCAGCAGCTTCAGCTTGACCGCTGTCAATCATTCGCTGTGCATAATCGTCATCTAAATCAACGGTTTCACCTGGCGAATAAGAAAAGTCCGGCCCTGCAACACCTGTTAAAAGCTTTACTTTCATGAGATTTCCTCAACAAAAAGGGCGGTTTCCCGCCCCTTCTGAGTTTCTTACTAAGCCTGGATTAGGTGCTGGAATGCCTCAGCAAGCGTGACTTTTCCGTCTACTCGCATGAACATTCTAAAACCTACTTGACCATTAGCGGCATACAGCTCGTTAAGACGCTGCATAACCTTTCCTGAGCGGTCAGCAACGCGATAAAAAGACATATCGCCAAAGACAACAGACTTGTTTCCGGTTGTTGGTGCAGGCATACCATCAGAGATGGCTACAGGACGACCAAGAATGGTATCCGGTTCGCCAGCCTGCAAGCCGGGCTGCCATAGGTACTGGTTATCACCGTCTTTCAGCTTACGAATAAGCTTTGCTGAGTCATCTTTCATCAGCCACCAAGCTCGGGCGCGATAAGGGCGCTTAAGTGCGTGGTATAGATCGATTAGCTCATCGGAAGTGATGGCGGCAGCGCCTGCGGCAGAAACACCCAAGGTTGAACCCTGAACGATGCCGGTTGGTTTCCCGCTGCCGTCGCCATTAGCAAAAGCAGCCTCTTCAGCTTCACCAAATGCGCGGCCGAAGTTCTCAGCAAGGTAAGACTCCACATTGAAGAAAGCGTCTTGGAGTAATTCTTCAGAAACTTTCACAATGCGGCCCAACTTGTGAGCGCCGAGGACAACTTGACTGAAAGCAGGATCGCTTTCAGTGTAAGCGGCCTCTTCAGCCGTCCAGGTTGCAACACCGCGAGTTGCTTCGACCGGAATATTGCGATCTGAGCTGGTAGGCATCACATCAACAACGCCTCGAAGAACGTTAAATTCTTCTAAGGCAACGGTTAAGCGAGTTTCGTATTCTTGAGGGGTGATATAACCACCTTCAGAATCCGTTCCAATCTGCAAAGCATTAGCATATTGGTGATCAAGAGCAGCGCCGCCTTTGCGGACATACTGGTCGAATGCATTAGCGTACTCTTTGTTAGCGAATTTTCCTTTTGTAACGCTGTTTTCTTCAGCAATCTCAAGGTTTTTCACTTCCAGAAGTTCGTTTGCTTCAGCTTCGATTTCGTTTTGTCGCAGGATTCGGTCAGCACGGTTTTTTAATTCCGTCTGATCTTTATCCATTGCTTCAAATTTGGTTTGCTCTTCTTCGTTTAGATCGCGGCCTTCTTTCTCGGCAACGTCGACCAGCTCGCGCATGTCTTTTACTAAGACGCCACGCTTATTCAAAATATCATTAATTTCCATTGTGGAAACTCCTTATAGGAAATGCACGTCTCACGACGTTCATGCACAAAAAAACCAGCAATAAGCCAGTCGTTTAAGTGCCTTTTTCGGTCAATAGACCGCGATAAGCACTAGCCCGCGATACCCAATAGGGCGTTAACGGATCAAATTAGTTTTGCTTTTGCTTTTTGGAACTTCAGCTCACGATCCAAGCCATCCAAAACGCCCAAAGCTTTCTTGCAAGCGGGGATTTCGATAATGTCTTCACCGTTTACAGTAACATCGATAGTTTCATAGTTATCAAGGTCTTCAATCTTATCTACTTGTGGCTCTTCCTCATCAAAAACCAAATTTAGGTTTCTAGCCTTGTCGAGCGTATAGCCGTTTTTTAGATCGCTAAGATCAAAATGCGCGGCAATCTTTAAGCCTTTAACCTCTGAATGCGCTAAACCAGCCGCTATAGCTTCCTCAGCGTTGTACCAAGTTTCTGCATCCATCGCTGCGGACAACGCATCGTTGTTTAAATTTGAATGGTTGGCATAACTAGACAAGATTCCGTCCTTAAGCGAGTCAAGAATATCAGCCGTGTCGCGCATGTCTTTAGACGTACCCGCGACAACCGTGTAAGGGTTGTGAATCATCATCTGGGCATTCTCTGCCATGCGTATTTCATCACCAGCCATCGCAATGACAGAGGCAATAGATAACGCCATGCCATCTATATCAACAACAACGCGCGCAGGGTGTCGCTTTAAGGTGTTGTACATGGCGAACCCATCGAACACTGACCCGCCCGGGGAGTTTATCCGAAGGTGGATTTCGGAAACGTTACCAACAGAGGCCAGCTCAGTCGCAAAGTCTTTAGCAGAATAACCACCAAAGAAGCTTTCTCCGATTTCGTCGTATAAAAGTATCTCTGCACTATCGCCCATCGCTTTAATTTGCATTTAATGCCACCTTCAATAGGTCTTGGGTTAAATCCTCTGACCAGTCATGTGATAAAACCGTCTTAAGTTGCTTATCGCAGTAATTTTTGCTTTCAGATTCGCTTAACTGAAGCTCTTCAGAAACGGTTGAAATGTGATTCTTGTAGAACTCTCTAGCCCAATTTCGCAGCTCATCGCCTTTGTTTTTCTTCGCTGCTGTCGTTAAGGACTGTTTTTCCTTGCTGATTAAACGTCTATGAGCATTTCTAATTAAGTTTTCTTGTCTTACGGATGATTCGCGCTGTTCTGCGGTCATTAAATTTCCGGGGGAGTAAAAAACATCTAGCCCCTCCTCTCGCGGCAAGTTTTCTTTAACGCGAGCCTCGTTAGGCGTTAGCATGCTGTTCTGTATCTGTTTAACGTAAGCATCAAAGCGAGATTCGCTATCAGCACGCAATAACGCCTCAACAACAAAGTCTGCAAAGTGTGTTTGCCGCTCAGCCGGGGTCAGTAAGTCACGATAGATAGATTGCGTGTAACGCTTTAGCCAAACGTTTAACGTGTGCGTTAGAAAATAGATCCCTTGATGCTCAATGTTTGAGAATGTCGCATTATCAAGCTCGCCAATCATGTGCGGGGGGACTCGATACCAGCGAGTTATATCGATAACTTGATATTTTCTGTTTTCAAGAAACTGTGCATCGACGTTATTCAGGCCGATATTCTTAAACTTTAAACCTTCCTCTAACAGCATCGGCTTACCAGCGTTCATTGTGCCGACATGATTCTCGTTGAAATGTTGCTTGACCCTTTCGTAGGCCTGATCGCTTAGAGCGTCGGGTATTTCCACCACAGACGGCACTACAGCGCCGTTCGCTAGCATTCTTGAGCCATGCTCATCAGATGCCAACGCCATCCCTATAGACTCTCTAGCCAGCCCTATAGGTGTTAGTCCTGTGATTCCATCAATAGATAGTCCAGGGATTCGCCACACTTGTTCCGCTCTTAACACTTCCTCGGTGCCACTTAATGTCGTGTGAAAGTAGTAAAGCTTCCCCCTAGAGTCTCGGTCAACTTTAACGCGACCGGTCAAAGGGATTAGTTCGCCTACTTTCCCCACCCCTGTGCGATTTATTTGGGTGTAAGAAGTGCCGCGGAATAGTATTTTTGAAATATTGAAGTCATGCAGGTCAAATGCGGACATTTCACTGTTGGGCATGTCGTGCAACAGCGTTTGCAGAGGGTGCTTGCTATCAACCGCGCTATCACCATTATTTTCCTTTCGGTAAATATTCAACGGCAACTGCGCGACAGACTCAGCTATCACTCGCGTGCACGCATAAACAGCTGAGACTTTTAGTGCGGTTTCTTCTGTTACAACTTGTCCGCTATTACTTTTCCTCACCAAAGCATCGGATAACCATGGCTCAGGAGCGGCTAGTGATGAATTATTGAAAAACTTTTGCATCCACTGGAACATATTATAGAGTTCTCATCCCGATTGTTTCCAGTGTGCTAACCCGTGCCTCTTCCTGTAACGCATGAGCCTGCACGCCCATAGATAACGCCACCATGCCATCAATACGGCCTGTGCTTTTTGATTTCTCAAACTTCCTATTTTCTGCCGGGTCTTTTGCTATCGCGGCGTTAGAAGCACACATAGTTGTCACTGGGTTAGCTTGAATTCGTATCGTGTTGTTTAAAACGTGGCTTTCTAACGTATCAATAGCGGGGGCCATGTCTTTGAATCCTTGACCAAACTGCACCATTTCTATTCCGTAGCCTCGGTCTGTATCTTTTCTGTCGAAATATTCGACGCCAAAATCGTCAAAAGCTTTTTTAAGGTGGTCAATTTTCCAACGGTCATAAGCCATAGACTCAACTGTGATGTTGTAATCGTCTTGCAATTCGATAAAAAACTTAGCAACAACATCGTAATCAATAGCCTTACCAGGAATGGCGTTAATAAAACCATCTTTCGCCCATTGCTCATAAGGGGCCATGTCAGTTCTTGCGCGCTCTTTTATGGTGTCCTCAGGCGTCCAGTAGATGAGTATTACGTCAACACCGTGCTCACCCTCGAATATTAGCGCCAGGGCGGTTAAATCGCGCTTTGAGGACAAATCTAGGGCCGCTATACAGCTTTTCCCTTCGTAGTCCCGCAAGTCCAAGTCGTTTAGCGTGGCGAGCCATATATCGCGAGAGAATAGTGGGTTAACACCCTCGACCCATTCGCAGAAGTTCAAGCGCCTTACTAGCGCCTCTTTTGATGGCATACCCTTAGCTTCGCGCACTTGTTCGCGCAAATACTTGCGGCCAGGGGTAACATCTAATGTTGGGTTAGCTTTTAGCCAACAATCTTCCGACTCAAACGGATCGTCTTTCTCATCTAGCGCGCAAACGTAAGAAAAAAAACCGTCATCCTCTAGCGTGCCGTCGCAAACTTTCGCGCCATACTCATGATATTGCCAGCAAGGCGTTCGTCTATCGCTACCTGAGTTTGTGATCATCAGGATTAGTGCTTGTCTGCGTTGCTTTGTACCGGCCCGCAGCATTTCAACCATCGTGTTCGATGGGTGCTCGTGTACTTCGTCGAGTATTCCTACGTGCGGACGTGGGCCAGATTGTCCTTTTCCCCGCTCCTCTGATGAGATGGGGCGAAAAAATGAACCTTGCGCGGGATAGGAAATATTATTCGGGTCGCTGCCCCCGCCAATATTTAGCCTTTCTTGCAGCATCGGCGACATTTCCACCATAGATACTGCATCGCGAAATAAAACTTTCGCTTGATCTTTCTTAACCGCAGCGGCGTAAATTTCGGCGCGTGGTTCGTTGTCGCTGGTTAGGGCATATAAGCCCATACCGGCAACTAAGGGCGACTTTCCTGAGCCTTTTCCTGTTTCTATGTAGGCAATGCGAAAACGTCGATAACCATCTTCACCGATCCAACCAAAAACAGAACCAACAACAAAAGCTTGCCAAGGCTGCAATATAAACGGGACGCCTTCAAACTCGCCTCCATTTAGGTTTAGCGCGGTTTCGAAGTATTCGAACGCCCTATTGGCGATATCTACATCGAAATGAATATCTTTGCGCTTCAAGTCTTTTATGTGGCGCTTGCAGGCATCACGAACATGTGGCCCTGCAATGATTTTTCCTGAGACTACATTTTTTGCGTAGTCGGTCGTTCTGTCAGCTGTCAAACAAGTGACTTCCTGGCGACTTTTTATCACCATCATATTTAAACTTGCCGCGCGAAATCGGCGTCATGCCTAAGTCGCTGGCTAATTTAATCACCACGTTCATTTTTGAGGCTGAAAACTCTGTGGGGTCAGCTTCAAACTCAGAAATCAGCATGCAGTACATGCAAAGCATTTCGCTTTCAGCATTTGTAAGCCAAGGGAGAATTTTTACCTTACCATCCCAGATTTCATTTGCTCGCTTTCCTGTAAGCGCAGTAGGGCGCTGTATAGGAGCGTTAACAATAGCGGTACTCTCTTCGTTCTCTTTCCTTTTGTCGTGTCTGGCGGGCTCGTAGGTGCCTTGAATGCTGTGTACTGCTGCTGTTTTAGTCATTTGATCATTTTGCGTGTAAAAATACGTGACA